TCCATCCGCAAGGCACCTTCCAACAGTGGGTTCCGTGGTGAGGTCAACCGCGTTCGTGCCTCCACCACCAATGGTCTGCACAGCTCCGGCAACGCCGTCACTGAGAGTGAGAATATCTCCCTTCACGGTTGCGAGATCGGTCAATGCGGTGTACACGCCTCTTGTCTGCGCCCAACCGAAGTAGTTCGCGGTCATGGCGGCCATCGAACCACCAACAACCATCGCATCGGTTGCAGCAGTGGCTGGACGAGCTTTCCAGGTCATCAGGCCGGTGATCATGATGTCCGACGCAGTCGTGAGCAGCACTTTGATCGCATCGTACAGCCGCAGGTCGGTCACGTTGCTCGCCGTCGCGGTGTTGCCGCGTACACGGTAGGTATACCCCTCACCAGCATCATCAGTGATGGAAACGTAGCCACCCGCGTACTGGTTCAGTGTAACCCCACTAACGTCCGTCGAGCTAATGCGAATCTGCGTGTCACCGACACTATTGTATCCGCTACCCGCAGCAGCGAGAACGCCGTCCGTATCGGCGAGAGCCGTCGCAGACACATCCTGCGAAACGATGAGACCAACAGCCGTGGTGGCCACGTACTTCGTGTACCGCCAACGCCTGCCGTCTTCGCACTCCAGCAGCGTACCCACAGGGAAGTTCTGGGTCTCGCTGTTTTCGTGTACATCCGGATCACCGGCGATCCCGCCACCGATTTTGAACTTGTTCCCAACGATCAGACCCTGTTCGTCAGGATAGATAATTGCGCGTGCCATGTCTATCCCTCCTTAAGCGGTGACCGCGGTGAGAACGCCCTGCCTCTTCAGCTTGTTGCAGGTCATCTGGCACCCGAGCACCACAAATGCGACCTGAGACAGCTGGTTGTACGGAGACTGGAACGGCGTTTTGGTGAGATTCACTCCACTCTGAACCTTGAACTTCAAGAACTCAGTGTTGAGGAAATAGATGTGGTTCGCGGCGACGTTGGACTCCTTGATAATCGGAGCACCGTTGAAAGCCGGTTTGCCGTTGAAGATGGCTTTCTTCTTGTTCGTCGACTGGAACCGCGAGTATCCGGTACCACTCATGGCGTTCTGGTAGCTGCCATAGATGTCCAGCGGCATGAAGATACCGTCGGGCGTTTCTCCACCATCGGATACGTTGTTCCACGCGGTGTTCATGGCAGCGATACCATCGTACACGCCGGTACCCGTCTGGGTGAGAAAGGTCGTGGCCGTGGCGCTGTAATAGTTGCGCCAGACGTCAAGAGTGGCACGATTCAAGCCACCGAGCGTTCCCGTAGTGGGATCGTCGGCAACAATGTCCTGCATCCCAAGCATCGAGACGCCGGCCTGTGCGCTCCACATCGCAACGTTGACCTGATTGCGAAGGGTCTTGAAGCTGTTCTGGGTACGAGCTGCGAGCAGACCCATAGCATTGGAAGCTTTACGCGCCTCGGTCTTGTCATCAAACGCGATGGTGATCGGCACGACCACGTAGCGCGGCTTATAGAAAGCCTTGGTGATGATTTCGACTTCGTCCGTGTTAAGCTCCTGATGCCCTTGAATCCACTCTGCCGTGTTCTCCTCGTACTCGACTGCTTCGGCGTATTCCTTACCACCCGTTTCCATCTCGAGAGCGAAACGCCGCAACCACTGAAAAGTTTCCGGTACGTCGAAAACGTTGTCCGTGATTCGCTTGCGCTCCGAACGCATGGTAAGGCTCCAAGCAGTATCCCATTGTTCAGTAGTCGTCTGCAATTGGATCCTCTTTCGCTACTGTGTGAACCCCGGTATCTGCGCTATGGCCGTCTCAGCCTGTTGTGGGGACATAGCACCTCCTGGGGCAACGAATTGCTGCACAGGCGCGGCCACAGGGACCGGTCCGGCAGCGGCTTGTTGGGCTGAGATTACTTGCTGTTCCGTGTTCTGGATCTGCTGTGACTGTTGCCCAGCTATACCCGCCGCATACTCAAAAGCACTCATTACGGTGTGGGGGCGTCCCGTCGCAGGGTTTACTTTCCCATGATAGTCGAGTATGCCGTCCGAATACCGATCTAAGAGTACGCCGTACTTCGCTCGGGCTTCCTGAACCTCAGAGTCAATCGTGGTACTCCGCTGTGTTTCGAGGGTGCCGGATACGTTCTGCATGTTCTGCGACAATGTTGCAATTTCCTGCTTCAGGGATGCGATTTCAGCCGTCGCTGCTTGCACCTCTTGTGCTGCAAGATGTTTGCTCACATTGTACACAGTCATTGCTTCGTTCCAACCCTCCTGCTGCGGAGAGTATCCGTAGTTAGCAAGTAACTGTACTGCTTCCTGGCCAGGTGCAGCCAGAGCGGTAGTCGTAGGTTGTCCGTTCGTAGGTTGCGCCCCTGCGGGCGTAGGCTGTTGTGGTATACCAGCAGTGGCCGCCTGTACAGATTGCAAATGCTGCTCTGCTTGGGCACGCATGTTCTGTACCTCAGCAAGTTGTGCCTGGTAACTTGCGTTGAGAGCTTGTGCGGTCGCGGCAAGTGGCTGGTATTCGGGCGGTACCTGATCAGGCGTTACCCTCGTCCAGTCCTGCAACTGGTTCGGGTTGAACGGCTGAGCAGTAGCTGGTACCGGCTGTCCAGGAGCTTGCGGCACTGCCCCAGGTTGTGCTTGTGGAACTGGTTGCGCCGTAGCGGGCTGTACCATCTGTGCAGCAGCAGGCACCGCGTCGAGATTCGGTGGAGGAGTGCCAAAACCTGGCATATCGTCTTCAACATCCTCCACTGGCGCGGCTTGCATTGGATCAGGCGTCTGACCCACAGGTGCAGGCGGTACAACGCTTTGCGGCTGAGGAGGAGCAACTACTCCTCCATCGGGTGTTGGTACACCGGTAGGAAAGTTCATCTCATTTCTCCTTGTTCATTTCCTGAACATTTGGGCTGACACGTCGCCTCCGCCCGGTCACGCAGCTTCTGGATCATCTGCGCCCCGTTCGACGTTTGCGAGCACCCTATTGGTGTATTCGTCCGTAAGCTGGTCAGGACGAACCGTCTCGATCCCGTATTTCGCTCCGTTACCTGAGTGGACTGCATCGAGTACCTTCTTTTCTATTTTGGGTATCTCGGAAAGATCCCACGTGGTGAGTTCCGCAAGGGGATCAGGTGCAGCCGGAGGTGGAGTAAATGGTTTCCCTGGTCCGTTGTACCCTTCGGGGTAAGCTGGCTCAGCTGTGCCGTGTACTGGATCACTCGCCTCGTAAAGGCCAAGCTCCCGCAATACTTCTTCTTTATGGCCTTTCGAACGGATGAAACGTCCCAGTGCTGGCACATACTTGCCATACATACTGCTGTCGTTCGGGTTGGAGAATAAAATCGACCCAAAGTTTATTTCCAGTGGGATGGCACAATCTGGACACAGAGGCACAAATGGATCACCGTCTGGATTCCAGTTGTTGAAATTGTTCACTCGTCCATCGCACTTCGGACAGAAGTAATCATGCTTTGCCATTTTACGCTCCTATACTCTCAAGTTGTCCCTGTCCTTGCGTCGTTTGCTCTGCAACCTCCTGCGCATTGGATTGTACCAACTGCTGGAGATTGTTTGCTGGAACCTGTCCACTCGCAGAACGTGACATAGGAACGTGGCCGGAGGTTTGTGATTCGATGGATTGCACATGTTCCTGTACATGCTCCAGGACCACATTCATGACCATCTGCTGCACCTCTGGTGGCAACGCTTGGAATTCGGGTGACTGTGCGATATTGTTCGGATCGTGGATGGTGATGTGTACCGGGTGGTCTTCGCCTGGCGTCACGCCTGGGTTCTGTCCACGCATGAGGTACACGATGTTTTCCATCTGTGCGAGCCGAATAGTATCGCTTCGTCCTCCGCCCTTTAGGAGTCGCGCGGGGTTGCCAAGTACGTCTTCGTACGCACTTAGATACACCGCATCCAACGCAACTCTGTCTACATTTGGACTACTAACCATTCGATCGTAAACTGCTGTGATCAACTCCCTGTTAGCAGGTGAACTGATCGGACCGCCACTACGAATATGCACGGATAGATTGTACTCGTAAAGGAAGTCCTTCTGTGTCAACGCAACAAAGTTTGCCTGTTCGTCGCCACGTGAAATGTCTGCGATTAGACCCATCGGAGGATAGCGTGGATCACGGAACATACGAAACGAATTGTCCAGCACCGTTGTATGTACACCACCTACCCTGTCGAGGATCCACTCGCGATTCATGGAACCTTCTGCACCACGTTGGGCGCTTTCTGTAGCACTTTGCCTCGCGCCGCCAATGCTTAACGTGTCGACACGAAGTGTTTCTGCTTCGTACTGGTGTAAGTCGGCCTCAAGCGACACCTGGTCGGGCACCGATGCGGACCAGTTTACCGGCGACAGGCCATTTACCGGGTCGTTGAGCTTCACTACGTCGCCATCCTCGATATTCTTCAGTTGCTCCTCGAGGTCCGGGTTATTGATCGCTTCACGGCGACTAATCGCAATGAGACGTGCAAACCGCTTGAGCAAGTCCGCACGACGCGATACGCTCTCTACGGTTAGGTTCTCAATGTCCCGCACATAGTCCATTGGTGCCCGTGCGTGGAAACCTTCCAACCCATCGTCAATCTTCAACGGGATGAACGGTACGCCACTGGTAAAGATCGAGCCTTCACCAGGGGTAAACCCCACTACGCGCTCCTGGCCCGTGATGGGATCTCCCACTTCGATTGGCTCTACCGCACGGAATGGATGGTCCCGTTCCTCGATCTCAGTGGGTACACCTGGTGCAAACGTAATCAACTTCTGCTCCCACCGGTCGTGGATTTCCACCAGTTGTACGTATTCTCCGTTAGCTTTCGACTGGTTACGGAAGTCCCCTTGGAGTTGGGTTGTCAACGTGTCGGTACCGAAATCCGCAAATACTTCTGGATGTACGTTGCCGTTCGGTAATTGGGACTTGTTCGAGTTGTAGCGGGGATTGTCTATAACGAATTGCCTCGGCACATCCATGAAGTCCATCACGTACCGCGTTGCGTTGAGATCATGCGGAGGGCACATGAAGTCTACGCCAATGTTTGTCGCTGGACGCCATTGGAAGTACGGTAAGCCAACTTGGTCACTGTTGTTTATCGCGTACGGTTGGAACGAACCCTGCATACTTGCCACATATCCCATCTTGCCCCAACCAATGGAGCGAACAACCGCATCAATCAGCATTTGCGTCACGTGCTTCTTTACGCCAAGTAGACGGATCAACTCTTGTCCGGCGGCTTCCAACCGTGTGGATGACTCTTTAAGGTCGAATGGCATCCGTTCCGCGTATGGTTTCACCTTCACATCTACCCGTGGGTCGGGTATTACCGACGATACGAGTATCTGACGAAGGAGTGGGTACATTCGCGAGAACTTCACGATGCGTCGGACGCCATTTATTTCGAAGCGCATATTGAGATTGTTGACATTCCGCTGCCACTCGAGATTCTTCGAGTCGAGGAACGCCCGTTGCTGATCCATCTCATTACGCCAAAAATCACGTTGTTCTGGTGTCATAATATCCCGTCAGCATATACTGGTTCGGTTAGATCGTAACGTCCCTGAGATGGACTTGTACGCGCATCGAGTTCTGCGAGGATGCCCTCAAGTGTGAACGCATTCACTGGCGATTCGCCGGCTCTACGTTCGCCGGGTGGAAAACAGTGCATACACGCATACCGCACTTCGTCACCTACGTGGTCCTCTCCACCCTTCTCAACGTCTTCCGATACGCCGTCTTTTTTCTTCAGTGCGGGTACTGTACGGAAAAAGTTGTCGTTCCAACCCTTGAACGCACGTAGTTGGCCTTGTGCGAACAGGGTACGCATCAGTCGCCAACCGTTGATCCGGTCGTCTACTCCTTGGCTGAGTACAATCCCTTCTTCGAGGAATATGTCTGCGCTGGAGTTGGCGAGTTCTTCACTGCGGAGACGCCGGCGAGTCCACATATCTGGCGGTGCGATGAAGACCTCTGGTTGCCGTCTTCGCAGGTACGGATTGTTGTCGACAAATTGTTTGATGTTCTGTGCGTGTTGGTTCGCTGCTTGGTCACCTCGATAGTATTCACCGATTCGGTACATTCGCTTGTCTGGGTCCATGGTGTACAAGCCAAACGAGGTTGGTGCAAGTTCGCCGTAGTCCATCACTCCGTAGATTGGCCAAGATGGAGGAATTGGAAACGGATCGATCTCGATTTTTGCACGATTAAAGTTCGAGAAGAACTGTCCTGGGTATATATCCCAGTTACCGTCGAGATACGCCGAGCCAAGCTGTGGATCGTGTGCGACAAACCTCCGCAGTACCTTCACATAGTTTGGATCTGCCTGCATCAACGCGGGGTTGTCTTGCACTTTTGCGGGCAAGAATACATAGTCGTCGGGGTTCTCGTCTTCGTTATAATCCCGGTCAATCCACAGACGTTTGACCCAGAGGTGACCGATACCCCCAGGGTTTCCCGTAGCCCACATAACAGGGCTGATTCCTGGTTTCGAGGTACGATTCGACTGGGATAAGACGTGCCACATTGTTTCTGTAAACTGTGTAACCTCTTCCACTGCGACAAAGTCAAATTCTCGCCCCGCGTAATTGAAGATATCCTCTTCGTGTTGTGCGTGTCCGAATACAAGTTTACTTTCCTCAGGACCGGGTACAGTGAGTACACTTTCGTTCTTCGTGTACCAATCTCGCATGAATGGGAATTGCATAAACAACGGCAAAACGTGGTTGCCGTAGAGTTCCGGGTAAGTTCGCCGAATGAGCAGACCAACTGTTCCCGGAAACTCCGTGAGAAGTGCGAGCATTATCATCCGTGCTGCGTGACTCTTTCCTCCGCCCTTTGCTCCACCGTAAAACGGATATCGGTGGGTGCCACTTCGTATAACATCATATAGCCATCGCTGTTTGTCCTGCAATGCGATGTTGATGTCCCAAGTTGAGCCAGCAGTGGATTTCTTAGCCATCCGGGTTACCTCGTTGTGCGTTCATCAACCTTGTAACTCCGGTTGCTCGTTCCTCGGTGATGCCAATGAGCCGTTCGTCGAACGCGAGCTTGTCGATTTCCGCATGGACGCGTTGTGCGTTGGTGTCACATGCATCGAGTAGCCAAGCTGCCTCGTCGCTGAAGAGCCAGTCGAACACACTGTCGCCGGATAACCATTCTTTTTTATACTGGAGGATGCGATCCATTACGGTAAATGCGTTAAGGTCAAGTTCCTTGGCAATTCGCCATCTACTCCACCCAGCATCAGACATTTCCACCGCGAGCGGTACCCACTCCAATTCCTCCCTGTGCCAACGTCGCAGAAGTTGTACGCCTTCTTCCATCACACGGAGCATTAGATGCACGCAAAAGGCCATCTCGCGTTGTTCTGCAACAAGTTGTTCGGCTGGCGTCTGACGGGAGAATGTTTGGCTCGAGTAGTCACTTATGTTGGTGGTTAAGTCACTCTGTTTGACGTACTTCCTGAACGGGACTCCCACCCATCTGCGCATCCCGTTCGTTGTGTACTGATCCCCCTGGTAGTGCTTCATTTTCGCCCGTGGACGCGGAGTCGACGACTGTGACGTTTGCTTCGATTGGTCGGCCATTTGGATCCCCCGTTTTCGGAGTGTATTCGCTGATGTTGAGGTTAATCTGTACCCCTTGTGTTTGCTGTGTTTGCATCAGCTCTTTGGCCGTACCGAACATCTCAGTGCGTGCTTCCGCGAGCAACCTGCGACATTCTTCGTAGTCCCCGAGCGCGTCACGTTTTTTGTACAGTGCCTCGATGCGGCGTAGTCGTTCGACCTGATTTGCGATGGGTACTTCTGCGATCAGAGCGAGCCTATTCGTCTGAGCACTCGCAAAGAGTTTTTCGGCGGCAACTGTGGCAAGCTCCCGACGAACGAAAGCTGCACTGGTGTTGAACTTCTTTGCGATGTCCGTGATTTTGGCGCGCTCGTAGACGAGCATACTAATGGCAACCGCAAGGTCGATGGTGGTTTTTTTCGATAGTTGTGCATCAGGCATGGCTACGCCAACAGTCTTACGATGAGTTCGATCCAAACGCCGTCACCTGCCGCGCCTCCCGTGGTGGTTGCGACTATGTCGCCTGTGCCGCCGGAACTGCCTGGATCTGTGTGCAAGGCTTTAGCTGCGTCTGAGTCGAAGTTTTCCATCTTGTCGATGACGCATCCTGGAGGACACACCAGTATGAGATCGTCTGCTGTGTGTTCCCACTCAAGGAGCAATGTGACTCCGCCTGCAGCTATTTTGTATGCGATGATTTCCGACGAGGTTGGCGCGTTTACGCCGTCGTAGGTCAACGCAGACAAGTCTACGATGGCTTGGTCCGCTAGGTCGGAGGCATCCGCTACTCCGCCATACCTCACGTGGAGGATTGGACTGTTGGTTTCTTGGTACGTCACACTGTCGAGGGCCCAAGACATAGATACCTTCCAGAAATTGGTTTTAGTTGGACGTGGGCGTATGTCACTGTCACACAGTCCTGAGGGGGAACCGGGTGTATCCCTACGTGGTAGATCGTCGTACCAAACGCTAAGTCGTGTAAAAACAACACTTTACGTCAAGGTGACAACCTGGCACACACTACGTCGTACCTGGAGACAATTTGGCAGCTACGACGAAGTATCAAGTGTGTACAACGTCGTACCGTTCAATGTTGAACGATTTTTGCTGTGTGCTAACGTCTTGATTGTAAACAAGTTACGGCAAATTGGCGTAAGTGTGTGTTTTTACTGAAGTTACATCCTGGGTGACAAAATGGCATACGAGGTGCAAAATTTCCATATTTCTCAGAATTGAGACCCTTGTCTCATTGTTGCGAAACTACGATATATCGTAACAAGTATACCTTTGTTCACCAAATGGAAAAAACTTACACGCCTACACAAAAAAACTTGACACACAGCGAGCTATACCATATATTACTTGTAACCTCAAACAAGGAGAGTACAACATGGCAGCCACCAGACCAGAGCACGAGCGCAAACGGGAACAGTTCAATCGAGAGTGCGACGCAACAGCGAAAGCACATCAACAAGGAATGAACGATATGAAAACTGCTCGAACATACGCAGCCAGCCCAAGCAGCACAAGCACACGAAAGAATCGTATACGCAAGGACGCACAAGACTTGATCGCGATCAACAACCAGTTCGCTGATTATGTATTAGGAACAGTCTGGAGCGGTGGCAGCACAAGCTGGAACGACCCACGTAGCTCTACGTTGTTTGCAGTGACCATCAAAGACGGTAAGATTATACCGTAACATACGATCATAAGAGCAAAAAATCCCTTGTCTATGTTAGATGAGGGATTTTTTGTGTTCAATCAAAAACTATGAACAGCTGTGATATATTATTCATTTAGTGCATTTTACGTATTCAAGCTGTGCATAAAAAGCAGACACACCTCAAGCAAGTTAGCACACAACAACAAGCACACAGCGAGCAAGCGCGCCAAACACAGCTTCAAGGGCCGTCAACGGTTCCAGGGCCTATCTATAGCTCCAAAGGCCCAAAGGCCCAAATAGGGCCGTTCCAGCCCGCCTCAAGCCAGATCCGCATTTTCCCCATCCCCAAATTTCAACTTCCCACCCTCGAACCAAACCTGGCACCAAGGAGCCCAATTTACGACACGCCACTCTTTACCACGTAAATGTTCTAACCGCAGTCGTGTGCGCTCGTAAACGAGCCTATACTGGTTGCGTCCCTTGCCCTTGTACAATCGGCCTATACGGTCACTTGTCCACCCTCGCGCAATTGCCCACGCCCACACACTCGAACGCACAAACGCACAGTCTATACGCCGCTTTCGTGTATGGCCGATTGTAACACGCTTGTGTTTGTGTGGCATGGTTCAACGTCCATTTTCTTAATGTTGAACAATTGTGCGTAGACAAAAATAAACGACGCAACCTACACGCCGTTTACAATGCGAGTTGACAGTTCCGTACTACCCTATTTTAAGTTTGCCATCTACTATAGAAAGTTGTTTCCACGCACAACTTGCCACGCGTACCCATCCTGCGCTTGTTTTTAATTCTAAACGTACATTGCGTACACCAAATTTTAGCCTTTTTGTCTCTTGTATGGTGGTCTTTTTCAGGTGTCCCCATCTATCTTGTTTCCACCCATTAGCTTTCCCCCATGCAACTACATTTTCTTTGATTAGATGCACAGATAGTTTATGGTTCATTGTTCGCTCCGTTTGTTGTGTGTGTGTGTGCGTTGTTATTCGTTGTTAAAAAATTGCCCCGCTTCAATAGGTGCAAGCGGGGCAATCGTGTAACAGGTGCGAACCTACAAACCCAACTTTGCGCGCATCTCCGCCGTGTACTTTTCGGAGTACTCCGCGTTTTCTGGGTCGTTTCGCATGGCGTTGAATGTGTCCATAGCGCCAGCGTTGAACGCCTTTTCGAGCGTCCTCTTCCACGAGCCATAACCGGGACCAGATCCGCCACGAGCGGGGTCAATCGACAAGAACACGAGCGCGTTGTATCCCTTTGCTAAGCGTGTAGCAGCGTCCGGTACCGCCCCAACATCGACATTTAACGTCGCGCAAGCCTCACGCACATCAGCGTCAATTTCAGCACGCAGCTCTTCGGTCACGTCAACGCCGTCTGCAATCTCAACCCAAGGACTCTCGAAGTCGAGCAACGCTTTGCCCGACTTGTCTGTACGTCCGACATACGGCCTCGCGCTGATAGTGTGCGTCGCCTTTTCGATCAACGTCTGCATTTCGGCTTTCTTCGCCATCTTGTGCCAACCTTTCGTTGTGGTACGTTTTTGCGGTTCGCCGTGTGCGTCCCGCTATTGGTACTTTAAATTATACAAAAGTTTTTCTGCTATGTCAACTTCTACAACATGATTATTTTGCAATTTCTTCGCATATCTTTTTTGCCGTGTTCAATTCCTGTTTACATTCATACAGCATTTCAAGCAATTTAGAGTTTTTTGACATTCTCGCGTATTGTTCCACATCCTCAATAGATCGTTCCAAGCGGTCAACGTGACGCAGCGACATTTTACTCATTGCGTTTCCTTTCGTTGTAGTTCGTTATGGGTTACTTACAATCATACAAAAGTATTTATATTGTGTCAACCCCTACAACACGATTATTTTCATATACAGCAAAAAAACTTACACAAGCTCGCTTGCCTATACAATTATATTACACTTCATTTTCGACGCACAAACGTGATCGCCCGCAACCCATTGTAAAACTTGGACTTAGCGTATGAGCCGTTTAAATGTGTGCGTCAAACCCCCTCTAAGAAACATAAAAACGTGAACAGTAAATCATAACTCGTTTAAAAACAACAACTTAAAACTCTTCAACTTTTCATTGCTGCTGCGGGCGAGCCTGTGGAGCAGGTCCAGGGCAAAGAAGTGTAGTATATAATACATATATGTATATATATATGCTTAAACCCCCCTGCGCGCCTACTCACACCTACACCCCCGCATGAATTGTTAATAGTTG